AATTATCAAAGACAAATAAGCCTGGACGTTCACGAATTTCACCATCTTTCTTCTTAGAACGTGACATATAAAGTCTTAGCTTTTCCCAACCAGCTTTTCGACTTCCAGCTGATTTATCACAACGTGTCCACTTAACTCCAGCAAAAAGCTGACCGTTAGCCCTTGTTCTCTTTTCCATATCCTTAGCAATGGAGTTACCGTTTTCAGTATCAAATATGGAGTTGTCCGCAGGGCCTGGAACAACACGGTTGTGAATCCGCATCGCCAACTCTCGCTCTATTATACCAGTAGCAACATCCGTGGCAAGCATTCTTAGACCTTCATTTGTTTTTCCGCTTGTACCGTACCACTCACCAATTCTAAATAAGTCGCCTCGAACACTAGAACGAGTTATACCAGCTCCGTCAATATAATCAGAGCCATCGCTTTCAGCCCACCAGCCAACACTGAACGGTTTGCTAGAACCCCAATCGAACGAACGGTCAATTTTCCAAGAAATTGGAATAGGAAAAGGTTTGATAACGTGAGTCTGTGTATCCCACACATCATCGAACATACCGCCAGCAATAATGTCCCAGCTTCCGCCCAACCATGCTTTCTTTTTATTAGGGTCAGTGATTAAGTTTAGTTCTGCAACATACTCAGGACTTAGGTATTTATTTTCACGATAAGACCCAAATAAATGAACCTGTGTCTTGACTACATCTTCTTCTTTCTGTGTTTGTGGGTTAAAAATTCGTACAGATGTACGGAACATAACGCCAGGACGAGCAGCATTAATGAATTTCTTCTTAACCCAATTGTGACCTATTCCGTGTGGGTTACAAGTTGCCATAACTTCTAATGGAATTTTAGGTAACAAAGAAGTTCGACCAGTTTTCTTATCAACAATAGGATAGTCTTCAGGACGGAATGATGTTCTATTACAAGACATCATTGCTTCAAATAAGTTACCAGTTCCAAACTTAGTTAATTCGTTCCAACCAATAAACGCAAATTCCTGACCATGATAACCCCAATAGTCCGCGTCCCGTTTTAGTACACGAAATAACAGCTCCTCACCAGTTGGCCACACCCACCGATAATCCGATTTACCGCTAAGGAATCTTGCACCGTCTTTGAATGCAGGAAACCAGCGCATGGATTTTGAGACTAAGTCATCTAAGTTTTTGTATTCACGGTCGAAGATAACGCCACGCCAGAAACGTCCATATCCTTTACCTACGTTCTGTCTAAAACGCATTAATTGAGCGTCAGTCTTTCCAGGCCCCCTAGAGCCATGGTATAAGATCACGTTAGCTGGACAGCTCATGACTAAAGTCTGTGAGCCGGGCAAAGGGCTCCAAACTTTCTTTACTGAATTGTCAATGGAGTTGAGCATCTGACTGCAACCGTTCTTGTTGAGCACTTGCAGAATTTTCCCATTCATCTACTTCTGCAATGCCTGGAACAACCATGACACCGCCAGTGATACCGTTACCAGTTTTATCAACATCCAAACCAGTAATCTGAGATAAGCGACCCAAAGCAGCAACACGAGCAGCATGAGAACTTCCAGGCCCGTGATAGTAAGCTTCTCGAACTAAACCAGCCATAATCTTTTTCTTCAAAGCATTACGTTGTTCAGTTTCATTTTCACCTTGTTCACCTTCCAACTCAATTTTGGAAATGCGTTGACGTACATAAGGCTCGTCCATAAATATTTGAGAATATTGACCAGCCATTACCGATTGGAAGCCACAGCGTAAGGCAGCAGCGAAGCCATTGTAATCAATCAAGTATTCTTTAATAAATAAATCACGTAGAGCCTTTTCCCGTGTTGAGTAAGAAAGCTCTTGTGTGTCTTCCGTTGCGGTTGCATAAGTCATGGTATCACCTCATTTCCGAGTGTAACCCATTAAATTATTTTTGTAAAGTATTGAAAAATAAAACTACATATTCCAAGAAAACCAGCTCCAAGACCTAAAAAAATCCAAGCACGGACTTCTTTTAATCCAGGCATTGCCGTTTCAATTTCAACTAACCGTAATGGAAGTTCGTTGGGAATTTGAGAAACAATATTTTGAATATCTTTTCGAATTTCCCTGTGGTCTTCTATTAAAACTTCTTGGTCGCGTTCGTAATCAGCCATGCGTCCAATGTTAATACTTATCTGTTGACAAGTTTCAGACAAAGTCTTCAAAGTCTGCAATATTTGGTCTTGGTTTGTTTGGAAATGTTTGTGTTCGTTTTCCAAGACACTTATACGAGTTTCACAACTCTGACCATTACCCGACATCTTTAGTCTCCTTATTCTTTTCAACAGTTCTCAAAGTTCCAAGCCCAAGGAGTGCAGACGTTAAAGACATTAGTGTTGCGGAATCTAAAGAAGGGAATGGGATTTGATAACCACAAAGCAAAGCTATCCAAGTCAAGAAAGGTGAAACAATAAAGTGGACAGCTAAAGCTATAGAGCAAACCCATCCAGCTAGAGGACGCCAACCTGTTCTGAATAAGGTTAAGGATTGAGAAGTCATAGTACACTCCTTAGGATGCTAGGAGTGTACTACAAGATTAAGCGGAAATCAATTATTTAGCTGCAAAGTATGCGTCTTTGACAGCTTGAATAATTAAAGTTGGTGGATATTCATAACCAGCATTTTCATGTTTAATGATAGCAGTAATCAGTTTAACAAAAAGATCGCGGTTATTTAAGTCAACTGTTGCGTTAGGAGCAACACCACAAGATTTAGCAACAGCATTCACATAAGCTTCAGTATCGTTCTCAACGGGTGGCGCCCAACGATAGATAATTTCTTTAATGGTATCAATCTTAGGAGCGCCTACGCCAGGAAGACCAGCAGCTTTACGGTAGTTCAATAGAACAATACCTAAAGCACGAATACCCCATTTCGGGTCTGTAAACTGGCAGAAAGATTTATCAGTTCGTTGAGCAACTGGAACTAATCCGATCCAAGCGTCTTTCCAACGGATATTTCCGGGATTGCAATTACGAATCCCACGAGTCATGGTTTTAGGCATAATAATACTCCAATAACAATAAACGAAACAAAAAGAATCAAAACAAATGCAGCTCTCAAAGGATTGGCTTGGTTAACACAAATACCTTTACGGCAAATAGGACAATCATTGTGATCAGGACAACTCATATCAACCTTCCAGTTCTTGTTTTAAAATAACCTGCGAACGATGTAAATTATCAAGCATTAAGTCTAATAAAACATGAGCTTTCAGACGTAAATTTTCTTGATGTTGGACATCACCTTTTTGAACAGCATTACAAAAGTTATCCGTATTGTCAGCAGCTTCTTTTGCAAGTCGTTCTGTATCAACACTTAAATTATCAATTTCAGCCATTACCGTTTAACCTCACCAAGTTGTAGTTGACGGTCAGCATAGTGATGAAACCAAACCTTGAAATCGTCCCATGTGATTTCTACACGAGTGGGTATAGTAGCCTGCCCACTACCACTCAACGAGGGTAACAGCAAGCAACCATTCATGATTACACGCCATTTGCAGTTATTCTGGCGGAATATCAGGATAGGCTTGTGGTTATTGCGGTTCGCTTGGTCTAAACACTGTTTCCACCATGCAGGAATAGACAAATTTTCATGACGCTTGACTTCAATCGCTAAATCGAACGTATTCGATAAGTCACAACCGCCAACAGCTGACTGATTTTGGTTACGCTGGATAACAGGTATCTCGGTAGAGTGCCCATGCTTCATAAGTAATGGTAAAAGGATTGCATTCAACTGATTAGCTACATCACGTTCAGCAGTAGCACCCTTAGTTCTAATATTAATTGACATTTAACTTCTTCTTTTTCAAGTTGTTAATTTGGAATCCGCGTTTAGAAATAGTAGCTTGAGATTCTTTATTCAAATCTTTCAAAGACTGAATTTCTTTTTTCAGTTTTTGAACTTCTTCGTAAAGCTCACGAGCCATATTGTCAACTGAATCAAACTTCAAAAGGACTTCACGCAAGTCTTTCAACGATACAAGACGGTTGTCCCTCAACCCTCTTTGTTTATCAGACGTTGGAACTTCTTTCGCCGCGTCACGCAGACGTTCTAGAGTTAGATGGAAGCTCATACCAGCACATCGATAACCACAGGTGGGTCTTCAGCTTGAATTTCTTTCCAGCGTTCTAAAGTATCAATAGCTTCTTGAACGTCTTTAGTAATACTTTTACCGCCACCACGACCACCAGCTACAAGAAGTTTCTTGATAGCATGACCAATAGCTTGGTCAGTAACATTGAAAAGTTTAAGAACACGGTAGATGTCAACTTCCTTCAAGTTAGAAACATCTTTAAAATAGTGAGGGTGTTTTCGTTCTTTCATTATAAGAGCCTTGTGGTTAAGTTAACGTAAGTTATATTAGCATACTTACGTTAACTTGCACAATTATTCTTTTACAGGACAATGAGACCGTTTGCAATTCTTGATATAAATTTGATACCCGTAAGGAGCTTCAACTTGCTCACCAAGTTTAGGTGTATCTTTAGAAACCACAGTACAAGCTGATAACCACAGTGTTAGAACGATAAGACGTACCATTTTCCATCACCTTCATTGAAACCTTTGTCCCACGAATACCCACATTTAGAAGGAACTTGGGGCAAGTTAAACCGATTATCTAAAGAAAACCATCCATTATCGGTATTAACTAAAAGAACACAATGGTAAGAACCATCCTCACACCAACAACAAGCAAGCATTAAGTCTTTTTTATCAAAGGAACTCTCAAGCAATTTTCGCCGCTTGAGCAAAGCATAATCCTCGCAATCCCCAAACGTGTTCGCTTCAACCCAAAATTCAGGGCGACTGTATTGCTCTAAGTCTGTTTTGTAAGTGACTGACGCATTGACTTGTGAGTTAATGCGTTCAGCTAGTGAGTAATTATTCACCGATAAACTCGGCAGGTATTTCGTCACCTTCTTCATAAATGACGTATTCAGTACCGTTGAATACAATCAACTTCGCATCGGACGGCATTGGCTCAATCGGCGTTACAACTTCGTTGATTACTGTAGCTGCAATAGTTTTCATTTATACAACCTCAACAAACAAATCTTCTAACGTCATAGTGTCCGTACCAACCGCTAACTGCCCTGTGATAGTTATAGTTGTTGCCGCAGAAGTATCAATAGTCAGGACGGCAATTGAACCAGCGGATGAACCAATACCAGCAACTAAGCCGCTACTACATTTTTGAACTGACTCAGAGTTAATGTTTCTAATAATGAGTAACCCACTATTATTCGGCACATTTTGCGATACCATTGTCGTACATAACAATCCGCCGATATTCAAACGTAATGTTTTGGCGTTAGCGTTATTTGTTGTTGACCAGAGTGGATATATCTTTAATTTACCGTTTGCACCCATTAATCCCGCAGGAATCGTGATTGTTGCTAAAGTCACAACGCTAGTTGAGTTAGTCGAGGAAAATGGTGCAGATAAAGAAAAAATCTTAATAGGATTCAGTCGAACCCATTTAGTGCCATTGCCACGCCATAACGAGCCATTCTCACCCACATCGGTAATGCAAATAATTTGGCCGCTTGGAGCAACAGAAGGCTTGTTAGCCCATGTATATTCAGATATTAAAGGATTAGAAAGCTCCATTTTACATCTCCCACGCTGTATAAACTTTGCCCGTTGTTTCGCCGTAAATACTTAATGCAGTTGTTTCACAAACTGTA